TTATCATATTTTTTACCATGAAGGCTAATACATTATTTCTCTCTAATTAATAATCTAAAGACAACTATGTATTTTTACTTACAAATGGATAATAAGAATTTTATTAAAGCTGATAATAATGTCATAGTAAAGAAACAAAGTATTAGATGGATGAAAAAAATGGATGAATGTATATTAATCTGTTCCAAATCAACAGGATGTTCAACTGCGGATGCTCATCGAGTTTGTGAAATAAATAATTCAGTTAGTTACGCTTTACTAAATAAACAATTTCAGTTATTTGATTGTCATCCATAAGCTATCAATGAATAATCAATGAATCAACTTAGTAGTTTCCTTATAACACGCCCCGAGAAATTCCCAGACCCCGTTTAAGTGTTGAATTTGAACACCCCGTTTCTCGTCGTACACTGAAATTTTTCGTCGATCATCTCCTGTGGCAGCTTTGACAGAATTTTCCAAAAAATGATTCAACGAACGGAAGTGCTGCACGTCGTTTGAAAAATCTTTTCCGTTCCCGTCTGTGAAATACTCTTTTTTGTCAATAACAACTTTAAATTTGCGTGGTTGACCCCTTAAAACTTCATATAGCGTTTTACGTCTTACCATGACGCGATCGCGAACAACCTTCTCCTCTTCACATGGTTGTGTTAATATTTCTGGTGAAACAATTTGTGTATGACCACTTTTTATTTCTTCATCCCTCATGACAATGGCGTTAGTAAGTTTTTCATCAACTATACGTTTATTGATGTCAAGCATTCGCTTTATAATATTGGTTAACTCGGTTACTTTATCTTCTCTTTTCACCAGTTGACCTTTCAGTTCTTCAATGGTGTTTTTAAGTCCAACAATTTCGTTTTCCATATCAGGCACAATACACGCATAAGCTTTAAGTAACAAATCTCCCATTTTAGTTAATTAATGAAATATTCTCTCTAACTAATAATTTAAAATCAAGTAATTTAAAACCAACTAATTATTAAATGACACTAGAACATACCTTAACCCTTTTGTTATAGGAAGAGCTTCATGAAAATGTGTGACTCTTCCTGGATGTAAACATAACCAACCTTTATTTTTATTAAACAATGTCACATTTCTGGAATGAAATTTGACTCCGCCCCCTTCATATTCAGAATCACTACACAAAGCAATATTTGTTGTATAAACTGACGAATCATGATGCGGTTGTAAACTAGTTTGACCTTTCTCCGCATCGTATTTAACAATAAATGCGATATTATAATCCTTTGTCTTATAACGATATAATTTTGACATTATTTTTTTAAAGTGAACATTCACAATTTCTACCCAAAACTCTCGTAATCCCAAGTCTTTTAAATGAATATCTTGTGTTGGAATATTCTCGACCGCGTTTATTCTCTTATCAATTGTTCCCTTATCGTAAACACCTCCTGACCATTTACCGTTTGTCTCTGCAACTGTTACAATATAGTCGCAAAATTCAGTAGTAAAAAATGGAAAACACCATATATCGGTGCTTTCTTTAATTTCATTTAATGACGTCATGTCATCCTCAAGAAAAAAATTCAAATATTCTGGAGAAAATATTTTATCGTTTGGCCAAAAATTCTTTAAGTCATCAACAATATTTATTTCCATTTTTAAAAATATTATAAATAATTTTTTTTTTAAATTAATAATATATAATAAACAATTTCAGTTATATATTCATTCATATGCTATCAGGTAATAATCGTGCGGGACAATCTTTGGGAGTGTGCGACTTGTAACTTCTCGGGCATGATCCTTTGCATTCCTTTGTACAATCTCGAATATTGTGGTTTTGTTCACAATTTCGACAAATTTCTTTACACACTGGCTTGCCAGGAGAAAACTCGTTCACCAAAATTAAAGTATCGAGGTATGACGAAATTGCATTCAACGCTTGCTTCGCGAATCTTTTTTTTAAATTCCACAGATGAACAAAATCTTCTTGTGAACTGTAGCGAATGCCATCGTAAATCTGAAACACGCTTACTGATAATTCATACCGACCCTCAATCAGATAACCGATCGGAAGAATATCTTTTATTAAATTATTTAATGGTGTTGTAAATAAGTACGTCAAAATAGTTCCATTTACTTCATCGAAGTATTTAATTGTACTTGGATTTTGATTACCTACTGTAGCCGCAGCTGCTTTCGTATAAAAAATTTCCTCAATGGTTGCCTTTTTTAATTCGGTCAAAATTAGTCTTAACACTCGTCGACCAATATAATCGTTGTACTGCTCCATGTATTGAACAATATCCGCAATGTTTTTAGATCCTTTCATAATAGCGGTTGTTACCATTTTCTCACGTACTAGCAAATATGCTTCCTTTTTATCGTAGCTTAATGTTTTGGGAACAAAGCTAGGAAACAAGTCAATCATTTCATCTAACACATTGGTCAGTTCTGCAAGGAGTTTATCTCGAGCGTTTTTTTTGTTTTTAGTTTCAATGAGTAGGGTTTTCAACTCCTCAACTTCATCCCGAAGGGCCTTAATTTCTTTATCCTTTTCACAAGCAACTGGATATGCTTGTGAAAAATCAATTAATAAATCCGTCATTTTTAAAATAATGATTTCTCTCTTCTACTTTAAAATAACAGTATAATATTTGTTTGTTTTCTTATTTTTCTTATTTTTTTGGTGTTTCCGGGTTCTTCTTTGACGTCTTTTACATCTTATCTTTCTGCTGTTCCGTACAGTAGCCTTTTTTTTATTTTTATTCGTTTTTTTACGTTTTACTTTTCCACCTTGTGTGGGGGCCAATTCTGCTTTCAATACTGCGAGTGCCCTTGCCAGCCTTTTTTTTCTTATATTTGCTATTATTAACTCGTTATTCACGGCTGTCACACTTGGAGATGGTTCGATTGGAGGTTTCATACTTGGAGCTGTCCTCACTGGAGATTTCTCGATTAGAGGATTTTTCTCGATTGTTGGTTTCATACTTGGAGATGTTTCGATTAGAGGATTTTTCTCGATTGTTGGTTTCATACTTGGAGATTTCTCGATTGGAGATGTCCCCACTGGAGATGTTTTGATTGGAAATGTGTTTGTTTCTTGGGGGTTTTCAAACTTATAATTTATAACCGCATTTGTAACATTTTCTAAAGGAGGTGCTTCTCTTGTTATGATAGGGGTAGTGTGTGGTCTTCTCGAAGAAACGTCAGAATAAATCGGTGCGGTGAAGGTTTTGAATTTTTTTGATGTTTTAGTATTGCTGGGCTCTTGTTGTTCTGCAGAAAAACTATCAAGTAATATGACAACATCTTTGTCATCAGAGTTCAAATCTATCGCAGCGCGTATGAATACCTCTTCAATTTTGGGATATTTCTCTTTAAATATTCTCAATCTATCTTCTTGTGAATCTATTTTTGAAGCTTCTGGTACAACTGTTTTGTTTTGTACAGGAGTCATAATCTCTTTTATTCGTTCTTTTGCTAATGTATCATCTTGGTGAAATGTTAGGATTTCATTTAAAATGTCTTTATCTAACCCGGGAAATTGTGTAGTAAATCTTTCAACTCTTTCGTCTGCTATTCTAAACCTGGGAAAATTGAGTTTAACTTCTTTTAAACTTACTTCTGGTGTTATTATCTCTGAAACTTTTGTTAAAATGCTACGTCGATCTAAATTCGATTTTGAGGCATAAAGAACAGCTTCTTTTGTCATTGGTACTAATGCGTGATAGTGTGCGAAGTCTAGTTTTTTAACGAAAATCGTATCGTAGTTGTTCTGATCGTCATAGTTTACATAAAATATTTTAAATGGAATATTATTAATATCAACAATTGCAATATTTAGTTTTATTGAATTTACTATTATTTGTGCTAGGCCTGCTTCTGGTTCCGCATAAGCATAACTTCTACCATTACTAATAGTAAGTAAGCGACATAATAATATGAAATTTTTTTTGTATTGTTGATACTGTTCACTATTGTTTATTTCTTCTATTATTTCTTTTTTTGTGTCAGCGTCCGCTGTTAAGCAAACATCCTGTGTGTCAAATGCGAGGAATAACTCCTTAAGGTTATTTAATTTTTGTTGCCACTCAATTGCTCTCGGCTCATTTTCTTGTGTTGCCTTCATTTCTGCTTCCTTAAAAGCTTTGACTGTTGTAAAGTTATTACGTACTAAATTTCTGGGTGCGGGAACGTTGATCATCAAGAGATTTAGTTCGCTTGAATACACTGCCTTGGCAAATTCGCAAGTGGATTGTATTACTGGGTTATTTACTTGATTAACAATATGTTCCTCCATCCAATTCTCGAGGCCAAGCTTAGCTACTTTCGTTAAATTTAGTATTTGTGTTGTGTCTAATTTTAGGTCGGGGAAGTTTTCATAAGAATCATGTACTATGATTCCTAACAAAATAGAAGCGGAAAAACATCTACCGTCAGCTAATACATTTTGTTCGTAAAATACTTCATCATTTATTCTTACAAGATTTGAATCCATCTTTTAATTTATAGCGTTATTTTTTATTATTTTATCAGACTCTTTTACTTTCTTCGGTGGGTTCTTCTTTTTCTGGTTTTCTTAAATGCGTTAGAAGTATATTTAACCCCCGTTTCCATGAAATTATACACCTTAGAGAGACCACTCTTAATAACTGGTTCGGATTTAACCGCCACATTCTTAACGGTGGTTCCGACTGACTTCAGAGTAGACTTTACAACAGGAATCATCCTTTTCGATGTTTTCTTCATTTTGTTAAACAACCCGCTATATTTTCTAGAGCCACGAACATTCCTACGCGATTTAGACATTTTTGATTTATAATAAAACGATTTATTATAAATATTATGGAATCAGAAAAAATAAGAATTTATGTTTTTAACATATTCATTACTTTCGTTGCGGTAATAAGTATTTTAATTTTCATTGACTTTACAGGAATAACAAAATCACTAAATCTTGTTACAGTGGAATCTTTAACCGATATGGGCGATGAAAAAATAAAAGACAATCTTGATAGTGATATATCAGTAGATCTTGCCCGCGATTTCTGTAAAAGTCACGTAGGTTCAAGTGATAAATTAGTAGAATCTTGTAAAAAATTAACAAACCGAAACTGTAATTCCACCTCGTGCTGTGTAATGTTAAACGGTAAAAAATGTGTTCCCGGTGACATTGACGGACCCACATTCAAAACAACGGATGGCGAACCCATACAAATAGACTATTATTACTACCAAAACAAAAAATACAAAGTAGCCTAAAGTTTAGCCTCGTCGTTTGGATCTTCTTTTTGTGGGTACTATTTCTTTAATTGGTTCAAAAATCATTTCCATTTGTGCGTCGATTTTGTCTTGTTCTGTTAAAGCAACTACCATTTCTTCCTCAAATTGTAAATTTGGAATTAACGCCAGCAAATTTTCAACAAAATGAGAGAGAATCTTTAAAATGGCCACGATTATCTTATCTCTCTTAATAAAATACCTATCATCTAAGGAATTGGTGTAAAACAGCGGTTGTTGTTTACGTTCACAATAATCACTTTGTCCTTCCAGAATTAGGTTTTCTATGAGCCTATTTAACATTTCCTTATCCGAAGCTCTCAAATTATTTAGCACGCAATTATTGTACACATTTAAAGAAAAATTGTCTGTTTTCTTTTGAAAAGAGTTCAAATACTTGTACTGCTTATTGTGATAAACCGTCAGTATTCTCTCTAACGTATCATTAATTAACAAGATTGCGGTTATGACAGCACCCTCCGAGTCATGTGTATGCGATGGCAAAGAAGAAACTAGTTTTATTATTTCAGCATTGGCACACTGTTTCAATTCCAATATTTTGTTTGGATTCTTTATTTTGTTCAATTCTTCATCTAATTGATTGTGTTTATCGGCCAACTTTAGCAAAATCTCTTCCAAATTTAAAAACGGATTATACATCATTTCATTCTCAATCTCATAATTAGTATCGCCTTCGTCTTTGAATAAAGTAAGATCCATTTGACTTATTTCCAGTTTGTCTGATTCAGAAATTCCACCTTCTACTTTTTCACTCTCATTTTCTTTTTCAGAAACATTTGATGGATTGTTCACGATTACCTCATCAAAACTACTATGTGTAGAAGTATCCATTAATTCATTTACTGAGATGCTTGTCGTCGACAAATTGGTTTTATTCTCTTCTTTGGAAAATATGGAACTAAACATAGATATCATTTTGACTTTACAATATATATATAATTATACTGATATATTTTATTATTTTATATCATTTGCGTTGAAATAATGTTTAAGTAATTCAAAGTTATCCATAATATACAATTTATCATTATTTAGTAAAAACACGCATAAAAACATTATTATTGCATTTGTATAAAAAATGATTATCCCCATTAGATGTTTTACTTGTGGAAAAGTACTCGCAGACAAATACGACTTTTATAAACGATCCGTGGCTCAAAAGAAAATGGCAAACCGAAGCGAAGCGTTTCAAACGGATAGGTTGATGTACTTGACTCCAGAAAATCATAAGAAGACGCCTGAAGGGATGGTGTTGGATGAACTTGGGTTGACGAAAGTGTGCTGTAGAAGACATTTACTTACACATGTAGATATTTAATATTATCTTATTGTATATAATATATATATATATATAAATATACATAATGAAACCAAAATTAACTAAAACGAAAAAACAAAAAATATATAAAATGAGGGGCTGCTCAAAAAGCAAAACGCAATATAAAAAAAAGCTTCGTGGTGGCTCGGCGATTAGTAGCATTTATCCTAATCCCGGACCGATGGACATAAGAAAAACCGGAAACTTTGTAAACGCTATATTGGGAGGTAGCCAACGAGGAGGCACGTGTGGAGGCACGTGCCCTCTAACGCAATCTGGCGGCATGGCGAGCTCGTATCCGAATGGTCTTGTAGGCTCCGAATGGAAAGCAGATTTTCAATGGCCCACTACAAGTAGTGGCGGGAATAACCACTATCCTTTAAATACTTATCAAAATGACGTTCCGCGGCAAACCATAATGGCAAGTGCGAATCCCCCGTTCTCTGTAGGAGGTAGTCGAAAAAGGCGTCATAAAACGAGTAAACTAAAAAAACAAAAGGGAGGTTCGTACTCTAATTTCTTGTACAATGATTTGGCTAATTTTGGGCGACAAATAACGTATGGATTAGACAGCACATACAAAACCTTATCAGGACTTCCCGGCCCACCAAACCCACTTCCATGGAAAGGTCAATTAGTTACTTCTAGAGGTGTTTAAACAACACTTTAAGAATATATATTCTTCTCTCTATTCTATATAAATAAAGCATTATATAGAATGTCAAATGTAGTGAAAATAAAAAACGGATACTCTTATAGAGCGAACGGATGGATATACATATCAGTGAAAGGACAACCGAAAGAACGTGGATACGCTTACGGTACATTGTGTGCAAAGGATTTTAAAGAAATCCAACGCATGCTTCACTTCTTTATGTTAGAGACCTATGGTCAAGAGTGGAATTATTTTATAAAAGAAATTAACAATGATTTTTTAGACATGACAAAAGTGGACTATCCAGAATACTACGAAGAAATGCTAGGAATCGCAGAAGGCTGCTCCGCGGCTGGTACAAGGACAACGGTAGAAGAAATTCTTGCTTGGAACTTTTACATGTCTATTTCTTATTGGCTTTCCACAAAATCACAAGGTCATATAGGTAAAGAAGGAGGGAGAGGAGCAAAGGACAAATGTAGTGCCTTTATAGCAGTAGGTGACTACACTACGGATGGTAAAATTGTTTGTGCCCACAATTCATTTACCGATTTTATTGACGGTCAATTTTCAAACGTGGTTCTGGATTTACAGCCTGCCAAAGGACACCGATTCATTATGCAAACTTCTCCTTGTTGGATATGGAGTGCAACAGACTTTTTTGTTACGTCAAAAGGTATTATTGGAACAGAAACCACTATAGGAGGATTTATGCCATACGAACGCAAAATTCCAGTCGCATACAGAATTCGTCAGGCAATGCAATATGGCAATACCTTGGATGATTACGTCAAAATATTAATTGAAGGCAACTCGGGGGATTACGCAAACTCGTGGTTGTTTGGAGATATTCATGAAAACGAAATATTACGATTAGAATTGGGATTAAAATATCACAATGTAGAGAGAACTAAAAATGGAATGTTTATCGGATTCAATGCCCCTTACGACCCCAGAATAAGAAACTTGGAGTGCAACAACACTGGGTTTTATGATATTCGTAGACACCAAGGTGCGAGATTGGTCCGTCTCGACGAACTTATGAGCCAACACAAGGGTAAAATTAATATTGATATTGCACAGAAAATTATTTCAGACCACTATGACGTTTACTTAAAAAAAGACAACAACCCATGTTCTAGAACAGTGTGTTCTCATTATGATTTGGACGCAAGAGAGTTTATGTCTCAAGCAGATAGACCAAAGCCATTCGCACCACACGGTGCCCTCGACGGGTTCGTTGTGGACTCGACTTTAGCAAAAGAAATGAAAATCATCGGACGATTTGGAAACTCATGTGGCTTACCTTTTATAGCGAATGATTTTTGTAACCAACACATTCAATATAATATTTTTAGACCTTACTTAAAGGACCGGCCCTCACAACCATGGACAGAATTCTCGTCCTATAACTTTAAACACAAACGACTATACAATAATAATAAGACAAAAACAAGGAAAATCAGAAAAATCAAATAGACGCTAAAAATATTACATTATTTTAAATTATATAAAAAGTAATGTAACTTATATATAAAATGTTCAAGTTTAAAAAGAAGGGGAATATTCCCAAAGAAAAAGCGATGAAAAACTCCAGCATGGAGCAAGATGACAGTAGTATCAATAAATCACTAGAAGAAATAAATAATATTTGTTGGCAAATATTGGAAACTTACTTTAAAGATATCCCCTCAAACTTGGTCGATCACCACTTGGAATCATATAACCACTTTGT